ATATTTGGGTGTTTGACGGTTCAGAATTTAGACCGCTTGGAAACCAAAAAGTAAAGAATTATTTCTTTTCCAACTTAAACCAGACATACGCAGACCGCATGTTTGTGGTCAACAACACGCAAAAGAACCAAGTAGAGATTTACTATCCTGACCTGAACTCCACAGGCTGGTGTAACAAGATGCTGTCTTACAGATACGACCTCAAGCTCTGGAATGCTCCAAGGGATGTGGCCAATGCCTGCATGGGTACTGAGGCTCCCGTGTATAGCGGATCGGCATTTAACTATGCGTCTAGGACTGTTACATATGCCCGTGGCAGTGTTAGCGGATCAAAACTAAGACAAACCAACATCACCAATGGCTTTGCTGGCTCTGCTATACCTTGTTTGTTTGAACGTACAAACGCTGCGCTACAGACTGCTGAAGGACCTGTTCCTTACTCGGCTAAGGTTTATGTCCACAGAATATTGCCAGAAGTTGTAGGCACTGGAAAACTAACCATTTCTGTTGGTGGTGCTAATTCCGCAGCGCAGACACCCACATACGGAACATCAGTACAAACTGACATCGTTACAGATAATCCTTGGGTAACAACTCAACAAAACACGGTCAGAACTATTGCTGTAAAAATGGAATCGAACGACTCGACCGATACATGGAATGTGCCTGCTCTTAACTGGCAAGCCACTATTACTGAGGATGCGTTCTAATGCCCTTCTTTCTTGATGGAAATCCAACACCTTCTGAAGTATCAGAGGCGGTTAACTATCTCCTTAGTAACTTTACGCAAAATACTTCTGCTGATCCTGCAACAGGCCAAATTATTGGCCCCACAGGTGTTGTGCAAGGCTACATATACAAATACATAGCAGTTAAATACGCAGATAGTTTTGATGGCTCTGTTAACTTCAGCAATACTCCCACAGGACGTGGATACTATGGTTTAAGAAACACAAACACTGCTACTCCTGAATCTACTAACCCTGCCGACTATCTTTGGACGCAGGTTACAGGTGGTTTTGGAAGTACTAAGTTACTTTATTACACCGTTACTGGTGGTAGACAGATTAGTTTCTTTGCTGGCTTGGCTGCACCTTCTGCCCTTTGGCAAGCAGACTCAGGCTCTGCAATTGATTTAGATGTGATCTCTGGCTCAGATGGAGCTTCATCGCGTATTTGCTATGCCAAGAGTACAAGTACATCTTTGTCTAGCACTCCTGCTACTTACCAAACAACAGGAAGTTCATCATTCCCTCCTACAAACACTTGGGGTGGATCAGAAACTTGGCAAGCCACTCCACCTACATTAGCGGTAAACGAAGCTTTGTTCCAGTCTGATGGCATATATAACCCAATGACTAATCTGACAACATGGAATGTTCCATATTTGTCTAATCTAAAAGTTGGCGCTCTAAGTGCAATAACTGCAAACATGGGTACGCTAACTGCTGGCGAGATTATTGTTGGCAGTTCACCTACTATTAGTGGAACAACCATGACGGGTGCAGGTACTCATCTGTACTCAGATGGTCGGTTTATTATGGGCAATGCTAGTACAAACATAACCTTTAATGGCACTACCGCCTCTATTAACGGATTTAGTGTTGCTGCAAATGGTGGAACTACCACTGTTAACTTCGTTAGCAATCCAAAAGTAGCATTAACTTCGTTTACTCTTACTACACCTGCCACAGTTACTTATGGAACTGGCGGTTATTTAACTGTGCAATCTAGTTCTGTAACTATGGATTCAGTTCTGACAGACGTTAAATTTACTTTAGAAACATCTGGTGGCACTGTTGTTGATTCAGGATTTGGTGGCGCAAGTGCAAGAACCGCAAACTTGGCTGGAAGTCGATTCCTTCAATCAGGTATTGTTTTCAATAACACTAAGAATTTGTCAGCAGGAACATATACGCTATACATAGCAAGCAACAATTTGACTGTTTGTGATTCAACAGGATTTGTAATTTCTAGCCCCGCTTTATTGCCAGGCTTTGCTTGGTATGTGTCAGGCATTTATTCAAACTATCACGTTCTATACGTCTAAAGGACAATATGGGATATTCAGCACAAGTACAACAACCACCTAACCAACAATATAACCAAGCGTCTGGCAAGAGCGGGGCGGTTGGACAAGTTGTTGATCAAGTACAACAGAATGCACCACGAGTGCCTGATCAGCAATTTCCTGTTGGAATGTCACAGGCAGACATGGGTGGTGTTAATGGCGGTGCGCCTCATCAATCTATGGGCAAGGGTGGTAACTACTCTATGTCCGCAACATCAGGACAACCCCGTATGGGTGTACCTAACGCATACTCAAATACAGTAGGTATGGGCGATAATATGCAACAACAACCTGATAAGGCGCAAGCCAAAGGTAAAGGAGTTTAATCATGGGAATGGGTAAATCATCTGGTAGTCAACAAGCTGTTGTAACTCAAGAACAAAAAGATGCATTAAAAGCGCAAACTGATGCTTTAACAGGCACATTTTTGCCCGCTTACCAAAAAACTATTGGACAAGCTCAAAATGTATATGGCAATACTTTAGGTGGCGCAACAAGTGCGGCTAATGCCGCTTCTGATGTAGCGGGTCGCACTGGTGCTGTAAATGAATTGGCAGGCACTGGCGGTGTATTAACTGGCATGTCTGGTCTTTCTTCTTTATTTGATCCTAATTATGAAGAAGGTCAAGTTCAATCAGCTTTGCAATCTGGTCGTGAATCTGGTCGTGAACTTGTAAATACACAAAATGCTACTTTTGGTGGTGCAGGAGGATTGGGATCAACTCGATCTGCTCTTGCTAATGCAAATCTTGGTAGTTTAATAGAGCAAAGACAAACAGCGGCAGCCGCTGATGCAAGGGCTAAAGTCCAAGCAAACAAGGCCGCAGCTGCTAGTCAACTTGCTACTCTTGGTGGACAAAATCTTAATGCCGCAAATACTGCTGCCGCTTCTCGCGTTGGTTATGCCATGACTCCACAAGATGTGTTGGCTAAATATGCTTCTGTAATTTATGGAACACCACAAGCTTCTACTACACCTAACTTTGCTGGAACCCAAGGTTCTACAGGACAAAGTAAAGGCTTTGGAATTATGAAAGGATAAATATGCCTTACGTACCAACAGTTCCAGGCGTTCCATCGCCAATGAGTTATGGTCAAGGATATGGGGATTGGCAACAATATGCTGGTTTTGGAAAAACACAAAACATTTATGGTGGCGCAACAGGTCTTGGTGTTCAACCCGATAAACAAATACCAACGCAAACGCCAGAATCATCAACCCCACCAATTGATACAAATCTTCCTCCAGTAAATTATGGTGTTGTTCCTGCTCAACCATCTACTGGACAACTTGGAGCAAATCCAATAAATTCACTTGGTTTAAAACCATCTGGACAATTAGGATCAGTTCCACTTAATGCACAACAAGCGATTAATTCGCATTATGGAGTTCAGTAATGGCTGATCAACTTACACTTGAAAATACAAAAAATGTATTGGGTTGGGAACCAAATCCTATAACTGCTCAAGCCAATAAAGAAGCAGAAGATTTACATATGAGAGCAACTGCTCCATTAGTTCAAACTGTTATGAAAGCGGCATCTCCACAAGCAACGCCAGAAGAAAGAATGCAAGCTGGAGATATATTTAAAAGTGCCAGTGATGCAAGAATTGGTGATGTTATACAAGGCATTGTTAATTTAAATCCAAAACAAATATATCTTGGTTTAACTGGTGGAGCTGATGTAAAAGAACGTGGTTATGACGGCATAGGTAATGCTTATGGCGTTGTATATAACCAGCGTGGTGAACTTCGTGGATATGAAAACCCATTAACTGGTAAAAAGTTATCAGAGGAAGAGTTGGCGCAAATAGGACCAATTACATCTAAAACCGATGTAACTGCTGAAAGACAAAAAGTGTTTCAAGCAATGGGCGCTACTCTTGCTGATGTGGCTGCTGCTAGAGCGCAAAGTTATATAACAACAAAAAAAGTAGCGGCTGAAGCAGGTCTTAATGGTGGATTAATTCAACAATTAGGCGCACAAAATGATGAAATATCTAAACGCCTTTCTCCTGCATCAATGGATGTAAATACTCTTGCATTTATTAGGGGTATATCTAACATAAGAACAGGCGATACGCAAGCAACCAAATCATTAATTGATAAAGCAAAAGAAGTTGCTAATGGAACTAGAGATTATAAAGATTTAACTAATGATGAAAAAAAATCTATTGGTTTAAATCTTGGTCTTCAATATCATGAAGGAAAAGGGTTAAGAGATGCAAAAGGAAATTCTGTAGATAGCAAAGATATTGATCGTATTGGTCGTTCTTTTGAAGAAAGTCAATCATCAGATAAAGCAATTCAAACCCGTCAACAAGATATGTTGGCTCGCGCTCAAACATTGTTTGCTGGAAAAGTAGAACGTCTTGATGACATTACTGCTTTAATTAACAACAATGCAAAAATTGCTTCCGCACAAAACGCTATTGAACAATATGGCGGTATTGGTGTTGCTAAACCTAATTTACCACATGAACTTGGAAATAGTTTTATGTCTGCTAGACAAAAAGCTATTAGTGATGAATTTTATGGCGCATCTGCACAATTGTTTGCTCAATTTGTTAATGAAAAAACAGCCAAACTACGACCAGGACAAAGTCCAGATATTGGCGCATTGCAAATAGAGTTTGCTAATTCAAAAGATATGGAAAAACTTCGCAGACAAGCGGCAGAACGTAGTCACATGGTTGATAAAGAAAATGCTTTAATTGCTAATGAAATTAATAATCGTCCCGCAATGAAAGGTTTAACTAACGAGGCTAATAGAACACCTGTACGGCCTCCTGCGGAAACAATGCCTAATCGTACGCCTGCTGGTTCTAGAACTCCTGCATCACAACCTACAGCACGTCCATCATTAGGCGCTATTTTTGGAGGACCTAGATAATGGCTGATGTAAATACAAGTATTCTTACTGCTCTTGAGGCTGGCTATCATCCTCAGGAAATAATGGATCACATAAAAAATTCTGAAGACCCAACACATCAAGAGTGGTACAGCAACTATTCTGCAAACATGGCAGATCGTTCCAAAGAACCTAGCGCTGCTTCTATTTATTACAATGAAGGTACTGGCGTAACTACTCAAGAGGCAAAACCTACTACAAATTTAGAAACAAAAGGAGTTAGCACTCCAGTTTTAGATAAATTAGAAAATATGAGTCCTGCTCAAGCGGCTGCTCTTGGTATTGTTGGCTATGGTCTTGTTAAAGGACCAAGCATATATAGATCATTAAAAGAACAAGAATTAGATAAGAAAAAGTTTGCACTTGAAGAACGCAGGGTAAAAGCTTATGAACAACAAGTTGGCAAACAAGGTATTGTCGCTGAACCTGCTACTATTTTTCAATCATCTGAATTAAGTCCACTAGAAGAAGCGCGTGTTAATACAGAACGTGCTAAAGCAGAACACATTCAATCAAAAATTGCTTTGGCAGAAAGAAAGTTAGCATTAGAAGAAGCCAGAATAAAAGCACAGACTGAAGCAAAAGCAACAAATAAAACAGTTCCTTATGCTACAACTACAACAACTAAAGGACCAATACTTCAATTAACACCTAATGCTAGCGTTGCTCCACCATCATCAGGTCCAATGCCTATTGCGCCATCTGTTCCTTTAAATACAGAAGTAGGTAAAGCGCCTAAAGAAATGCCAATGATTGAGCAAGGATTGGCTAACAAAGAAATAAACGCTGTTGCTGAAGGCAGAAAACAAGAAGAATTAAAACCTGTTGAACCACCAAAAAAAGCGCCAAAAGCAAAAACACCAATGCCTGAAGGCTGGGGTAAGGGAATGACTTGGCTGGTTAACCAACATGGTGTTGAAGGCGCACAAGATTTTATTGATAGATACAACAACGGTCAACCATTTTCTTCTCATAATCAAATGGAAGCGCGTCGTCAAGAAGTTACCATGCGTCCTAAATTCAGTGATATACCAAAAAGTGTAAGAAAAGAACGTGGCATATCAACAGCAGTTGTTCCTCCTTTGCCACCAAGCGGTGGTGGTATGGGTGTAGCACCTCGTACTGGTGGTGGTGGAAGATTAAACGAAACAGGTAGACCTGGTGAAGAAATTATTCATAACCTTAACCCATTAAAGCTTTAATCATGCTAGACAACGACGAAACCGTAGGGGCTATTGCAGCCAAAGTAGCGCCACCAGTAACCGTATCACTGGCAACAGTGTATGGCCTTCAGGTCAGCGAACTAGTCCTTTGGGCTACTTTGATATACACCTTGTTGATGATTGGACTAAAGGTCTATCAAATCTACAAAGAAGTAAAGAAGTAAGCCATTGAACCAACTCTCATCTTCGCTGGATGCAAACTTGCCTACGAAGGAATCAAAACGGCAGTTGAGGCATATCAAGACATCAAGAAGACTGGCGGTGAGGTTGCGGGTATTGCTGGTGAGGTCGGTGGGTTACTCTCGAAATTCTTTCACGGTCAAAGTCAGCTAGAAGAAGACTATAAGAAAAAACAAGAAGAGACCAAGGAGTTAGCCAAACAGGGTAAGGTCAAGAATGTAACCATGCAGGCTATTGACAACGTAATGCACGTTCGTCAGATCAGGCAGTATTACAAAGACCTGGAACACATGGTTAGATACGAGTTAGGTATGCCTGACTTGTGGGTTGAGATTCAGGTAGAACGAGATAAGTTAATAGAAGAAGCAAAAGCAATAACCAAACTACAACAAGAAGCTGAAAGACAAGCGGATTTAAAGAGACAAGAAAGACTAAAAAGAATCAAAGAGAAAGTACATATATACATTGCTGTTTTGATTGCAACAATTTATGTTTACATTTCTATTTGGTTTTTAACTTGGTTGGTTGAGTATGACAGGGAATGGAGATGGGGATACTAATATGGGAAATCGCTGTGATGGTTGTTGTCACCATATTCCTCGTTGTGGTGGTGGTTGGTGCGTCTTGGTTTGTGCGTGAGCATGATAAGAGGGCTGATTACTATAAAAAGCAAGCGGAAATCTGTTGGAGAAACAAATGAATGATCTATTTAACCTTATCAAGGGCTTTGCGCCTACTCTTGCTACTGCTGTTGCTGGTCCTTTGGGCGGTGCCGCTGTTAGTGCTATTGCTTCTAAGCTGGGTGTTAGTGATTCTGTTGAGTCAGTAGCCAAGGCTATTGCAGGCGATCCACAGGCTGCACAGAAATTAGCAGAACTGGAACTAGAGTATGCCAAGTTAGATGCTAGCGATAGAGATTCTGCTCGTAAGAATGAATCTGCCCTAGCGACGAGCGAACATACCCCTCTGCTCAACAAGTCAGTAACACCTATTCTAGCCATTGTGGTGGTGGTTGCATGGGGTTTGATCCAATATCACTTGTTGACACACATCGTCCCAGACCAAATGCGTGAAATCATTATCCGTGTACTAGGTACATTGGATGGTGCGTTAGTCATGGTTTTAAGTTACTATTTTGGTGCAAGCCATAAACACTAATATGCTATTAACTCCACACTTTACCCTTGAAGAGCTGACAGTAACTGACCACAGAGAATTTGACAATACTCCTAACAGTTCTGAGATTAACAATCTAAAGCGCTTGGCTGAATTGCTAGAAGAGGTTAAGACCTTACTGGGTGGCAAACCTATTATGGTTAACAGTGCCTTTAGGTCTAAGCAGGTCAATGATGCTGTAGGGTCTAAGGATACTTCTCAGCACCGTGTAGGATGCGCTGCCGACATTAGAGTGCCAGGCATGTCTCCTGATGAGGTAGTTAAAGCAGTGATTGCTTCTAACATTGGATACGACCAGATCATTCGTGAGTTTAATTCTTGGACGCATATATCTGTACCAAACAATCCATCAGGTACACCACGCAAACAAGCACTAATTATTGATAAACAAGGTACTCGCGTTTATTCATAAATAATTCATATAACCTTTGTCTAATACGCACCATGCAAATACAGCGTGTAGACACTCGCCTTGAGTCTGTTCAGACGAGATTGTCTGTACTTCAAAAGAAGTGCCTACCATTTGATAAACCATATGACACAACTCATGGATATTGGTGGATTGCTACTCAGGATGGGGTGGATTGTGCTTTCGCAGGTCTTATTTGTAGTCCTTGGTGGTCTGATTGCGCTTACCTTATACGCTGTGGCGTTATGCCTAATTATCGTGGACAAGGATTACAGAAGAAGTTTATTCGTGTCCGAATTAGACAGGCAAAAGCTCTCAAAATGAACTGGGTTATTACAAGCACATACGATAACCCCGCTTCGGCAAATTCTCTTATTGCGTGTGGTTTCAAAATGTTCAATCCAACCAAACCTTGGATGGCAAAACACACAAGTTATTGGCGATTAAAACTGGAGTAGTTATGACTCAAACCCCTAATCTTTCTGATGCTGAGTTCATCGAATTATGGCGAACACATGGTTCTGCCACTGCTATACAAAAACTCAGAGGGGGTAATATAAGAACCATTCAGAGGCGTAGACAGTTATTAGAGACAAAATATGGCATTTTATTGGAGGCTAAAAATCCTAATGGTAGACCTGAGAGGCAGCAAAGCGCATATAAGCGTAAGCAGTTGGGTATATTAAACGGCACAGTTATAGTTTTTTCTGACGCGCACTTTTGGCCAGGCATCCGCACCACAGCCTTTAACGGTCTTTTATGGGCGATTAAAGAGTTTAAGCCATCAGCAGTGATCTGTAACGGGGATGCGTTAGATGGTGCGTCTATCAGCCGTCACCCACCCTCAGGTGTGTCAGGCAAGGAACCATCTGTTATTGAGGAACTAAAGGCTTGTAAAGAAGCCCTTGGAGAGGTCGAAGAAACGGCCAAGGAAGCCCGTCACAATGTCAGACTAGTCTATACATGGGGTAACCACGATGCGCGGTTTAACGCCCGTTTAGCGACCAATGCGCCCCAGTTTGCCGAAACCTATGGGTTTAAGTTAGAAGACCATTTCCCAACCTGGGAGTTCTGTATGACCTGCTGGGCTACAGATGATGTCATTATTAAACATAGGTATAAAGGTGGTGTTCATGCTACGCACAATAACACCGCAACAGCAGGAAAAAGTATTGTTACTGGACACCTGCATAGCCTAAAAGTAACACCTTATGCTGACTATAACGGTAACAGATTTGGTGTGGATACAGGTACACTTGCTGAACCATATGGACCGCAGTTCAGCTATGGTGAGGACAATCCCTTAAACCACAGGTCGGGTTTCGCAATTCTGACATTTAAGGATGGGAGACTTCTCTGGCCTGAACTGGTTCATAAATGGGACGAGGGTCAGGTCGAATTTAGAGGTCAAATCATCAACGTTTAAAAGGATTTATATGTACAAAGTCGAGATTGAGTTGGGTGGCTGGGGCGAAACTATCACTATTGAAACCAGTGATTTTTCTAAGATTGCCCTATTGTCAGAGTTTGTTGAGTTGCAAGAAGAGTGTGGCTGGGGTGAAGACGACGAATTAGTCTTTACTGACGAAGACGGCATCACCTACTACTATGACGAAGAACTCGACGAGTGGGTCGAAGTAGAAGAAGAAGAAGAAGACGAAGATCAGGAGTAAATCAGGGGCATAGCGTCTTGCACGATCTCTTGAATGCAGGCCAAGGTCTGCTCCAAAGGGACATCATGTTTACGCTGCGACCTTAATAACTCGCTAATTTCAGATAGGGCTATCCACGCATCACCTGCATGGATGGCTCTTTTTGCATCTTCTAGGTCATCAAACTCTAGAGTAATTCTCATTTTTCCTCCGATAGCATTAGCACTGCCACCAAAGTAGCGACAGTAGCTATTGCCCCAAACATAATTAAGAACACTACCCAAAGAACTGTTTCTAACATTCTTGCCCCCTTGCTTTGATTTGATTTGCAATACCAACGGCTGTTCCGTTTTGTGCAGGATATGAAGTCAAACTTATGTTCATCGCATAACGTTGCTTTTCCGCAATTTCTACACACGCCTCACGCTCTTTCTCTGCTATCAGTTTTGCAAACATCTGCAAAGGTTCGCCAACACCATGCCAACACCATTCTTTATCGTTGCAAAGTTTGTTTGAGACTTCTTTGTAAATCTCAATAATTTCATCTTGTGTCATGCTTGTCCCCTTGCTCTGATTGAATCAGCAATGTCATGCGCCCTTCTATCTCCTTCAGAACACGACCCACGACCACAGCCGCAAAACCATTCCTCAGCAATAATTGCACACGCCTCACGCTCTTTGGCCACAGCATCATTAACTAGTTTCATAATCCAAGGTGATACAGCCCTGTGACCTGCTAACTCTTTAATCTCTTGGTGGGTCATATAGCCCTCCACTCTCTTTCTGATCTACCAGAATTGGACCTAGCGGTTTTTCCAGTTAGTTCGATCATTCCCATCTTTTGCATTTCAGGCAATCGCCTCCAGACCTGATCGTTACGCAGGCCAGAGTACTTTGCTATGCCATCTTTTCCAAGGGGGCCATACTTTTTTAGGCAGGCATGGATCACTTCTGTGTGGCCTTTTGCTACATCAGCGATGCTTTCTGCTGCCATATGGCTTGTTAATGGATCAAGGACTCGCGCCCTAAAGAAATCAAATAGTTTCATTTCCTCACCACCCTTCGAAATTTCCTGTCTTCGTGTGTCCAAAACGCTTGATGACATCTGTTTTCCTCTTTCATGCGTGATTTATAACCAAATTTATCGGTGCAGTCCTCACAGATTGAACAAGTCTCCTTGACCAATCTTGCGAGAGCTAACCATTCCATAAATTGCTTTCTTGAGTGAAAGCATAAAGGTTTGAGTTCGTCGTCCATCATCAGAAGGGCACGGAGTCGTCCATGTCTTGCACGGTTTTAATAGGAGTATTCTGTTTAGCAGCTTTGGCTTTCTCTAGCACCACAGAGTTGAATTTATCGTTGGCGTAGATGTAGTTAAACCATTTGCCATCGTCCATTTTCTTGGATGGATACTTTACAAACTCACCCTTACTGCCTGACATGATGCTACAGCTCTTGATGGTGATAAACGGGTCTACGCCTGCTTTAGATGCCAAGATTAAGTTAAAAGAGGGGTATTTACCGTCTTTCCATTCGATTGAGATTTCCATGATTAGCCTTTCTGTTTTTTAATTGCGGACCTGGTGGGGGCGGTCAAAAGACCCCAGAGCCATACTTTTTGATCACTGTCTAGCATTGCTTCGTCTAGCATTTGTGATGCTTCCTTTGCTTTGCCTTGAGTAACCAATTCCTCGCAAGATGCTGCCATCTCACGCAAGAATTCTTCGTCTTCCTCGTTAACCACTGGGTTACCTTTGGGAGTAATTATTGGTGCATCGCCTTTGCGACCCGTTGTAGCGTCTAGCGCATCATGTTCTACGATCTCAAGAGCTGCAACCCACAAATATCTGCGGATATATGTTTGTACTGCGCCTAGGTTTTGAACCTCATGACAGCCCTTTAAAGCTGCCGTAGACATGGGTGAAGAGATAACAATGCGCTCGTCTGGCAAATCGTTGTTAATGATGGTCATGGTCGCTGTTTCAGTACCAAAACTGATTACAGATGTAAGACCAACTTTGCCAAATATTTCTAATGCTGGAATGATGAAGTCACCCAGTTCAAAGTAATAGTAGTTAGCAAATTTGTTATGGCCTGATTTCTTTAATTTTGATGTATGGAACTCTGACCGTGCTACGTTTAACTTTTGATATACATTCATTATTCTGCTCCAAATGCTTGCTCTATTTCAGCGTTGATGATTTCTTGTTGGTCTTCGGGATACAGGTCGCCAAAGGTAACAAAATGGTTTTCTTGGCAACAGCCAATCTTGCCCTCTCTTGGTTGGCAACAGTAACAGCAGTACTCTTCGCTAGACTGCATAAACTCTTGTTTAAACTGTTCGTATAGGCTTTTTACTTTCATATCATCTTTTCCAATGCTTGTATTACTCTGTCGCGCAACATATCAATGATGTTTTGGCCATCAAGAGTTTGCACTTCGTCAATGCTATACATGTCGTCATATAGCCTGTGGTAAACAATAAGAAGCTTTACCTCTTCCCACTTTACATGTTTAACAAATTGTGATGTTTTCATATTCCAAGTGCTGAAGTTTTCTGTCCATGCAATCTTATGGTCCATACTGAATCCATAGTTTGTGTTCTAGTTCTTTTATTTCTTCTTCTATGTAATTCATCTGGTCGTTATCGAGGGTGTCGGTAATGTCTAAGCCAGCCTTGCTGCCATCTTCGTCACCACGATAGAACACTCGAAACTCATATGAATGTGGCTCACCCCATTCAGGATCGCCTGCACAGTAGTCATACTCGACATCGCAAACACCCAAGTCGCCTAGGTCAACTTCCATTTTGTCAGTCATGTTCAATCTCCACCTTAACATCTTTAATTGCAATATCAGCGTGAACTTTTAGATATGCAATAGCTTGTGCCATGCGATCTGCATGTTCACGATAGACGTTGTAAAAACTTTTATCAGTACCCATGCTCTCAATTGCATGTGGCAGGATTGCTCTAGAGAATGCTTGCATGGCTTGATATGCCTCTATCAAATGCTTTACTTTAATATCCATTACTTTACCTCTGCGAACGGATCGCCAAATGTTGAACTAATACCCGTGTCTAATGAACGGAACTCTTTGCCTGTTTCTTCAACCATGTGGCCATCGTCGTCAATCCACATGTTTCCGCACTTAACAAAAGTCTTGTCATTAGACTGCTTTACATTACCTGTTGTCACGTAGGTGTTACCCGAATACTTGTTTATCTCAATCATAAAAATTCTCCATTTCTTCTATTCTTGCTCTTAACTCTTCTACCTGACTCTCTAACTTTTCTATGTACAAAACTATCTGCGATACCTTCTCAAAATCCAGCTTTAACTCTTGGTTAACCAACTTGATAGCAAACTGCTGACCACTTGTATAACCTTCCTGCCATGCTGTTAAATAGTCCATCTTTGCCTTTCTAAGCCACCGTTTTCTGATGACTTGGGTAGACTTTACATCAACTTTGCGACATCACCTAAACATTTATTTCTATCAATTTGTCAGAAACCATAGGTAGTTTCTATTGCATAGTGTTGTATCATGCGCTATTATCGCACCGTTAACAACTACAAGGAAAGCAATGAAAGTCACAGATTTACCGAAGAATGTCACTTTGTATGAACTAGCAAAGGTGTTGGGAATTACCGCGCCAGCAGCTTACAAATACAAGATAAAGAACAAGATTCCTGACCTGCGGGTTTATCAGTTAAAAGAGAAAAAACCTGAGTGGTTTAAGGAAGAAGAATGCACACAGTAAACATTATCCTGACCGACAAAGAAGATGGCACTTTGGGTGTGCAGATCATTGCAGAGCCATCAGAAAGTTACAGTGTTAGTAACCATGTGGCGAATCTTTTTCTAGAAATGCTACAAGACCTGCAAAATACTCCGCAGATTGTCACCGACATCCAATAGTGTTATAGTAGTTTGAAACACGGCTAGGTACGAAGTCATGAGCGTACCGAAAAGCGAACTCCCCGCCTGCCGACTGTTTCTTCTGGGAGATTTGCGGAGATGCTAAATGCACTATTTTCAATTTAATATTGGCGATTATCAAAGTCACACAGCACATTTGACTGAAATTGAGGACCTTGCTTATAGGCGGTTACTTGATTGGTACTATCTACATGAGTCGCCAATTCCATTAAACATAGACGAAATATCAAGACAAATTAGGATGCGTTCGCATAGCGATTGCATTGCGTCCGTTTTAAATGAATATTTTTCTCATACAGAAGATGGATGGATTCATCATAGGGCTAATAAAGAAATAGCGAAAGTTGGCATCAAATCAGAAAAGGCAAGCGAAAGCGCTAAGGCTCGATGGAACAAGGCTAAGGATGCGATCGCATTGCCAACGCAATCCGAAAGCAATGCTACACATAACACATTACCTATTACACATAACACAGTTGTTAAGCAGAACAGAGGCTCACGCCTCCAAGCAGATTTTTGTTTAACAGAAGATTGGAAACAATTTTGTCGGGCGGAACGATCTGATCTTGATCCACAAAAGGTGTTTGATGGATTCAAAGATTATTGGATAGCCAAACCTGGTCAACAAGGTGTTAAGCTTGATTGGTTTGCTACTTGGCGTAATTGGGTGCGAAACCAGAAGCAGGGATTGGTTAACAAGGCAGACCAAGTGTTTACTACCGTGCCAAGCACCTTCAAGAGAGACCCTGCTTTGATCGCTGTGGAAAACAAGTTTAAGGAGGCGGTTCCGATGCCGCCAGAGATTCGTGCTGCAATGGAAAGGTTACGCAAATGAATAAACTAGAAGCCCATGAACTACTTGAAGCAAGAAAACGAGGACTCTCAGTCCTACCGTCAGCGATTAATCAAGCACTATTCCTCACAGGAGACCTTAGAGGAGATGCGTTGGAGTTTAGCGAGGGAATGGATAGCCCGTTACCAGCACAAGATCAGGGAAGTTGGCAAAGTAAAGGCTATGACGTGGTGGCTGGAACAGGCCGATATTATGGAAGCGAAACATGGTTCAGAGCAAATCACGGACCTAAAGAGGCGAATGAATGCGATACGCAGCGAGAGTAGACAAAAATCAGGCTGAGATAGTCAAAGTCTTGCGGGATGCTGGCGCTTATGTTTGGATTATTGGCCTACCAGTTGATTTACTTGTTGGCTACAAAAACACAACATTCTTGGTTGAGATCAAAGATGGGTCAAAAAAGCGTTTAACAGCCCTGCAAGACGAGTTTTTCCAAAAGTGGATTGGTGGTACCTTGTGCAGAATCGACAGCCCTGAGGCCGCATTACGCATGATAGGTGTGGTGGGTGAGTAAGCATTTCATTGATTGGTCTGACCCAATTTTGTCAAAGGAGGAAACTACCTACGACAAGTATCACAAGGTTCCAGAAGTTTTTAAAGCTACTTTTGTAGGCCCAGTAAGAACATGGGGCGGTAAACGCAAAGGTGCTGGTAGACCGAAAAAGATAATTCAAGAAATCAAAAAAGATGGCTTGACAGTTGTAGTAAAGTTAAATAATATTCAGTTGTTGTCCTTAAAGGAGATGGGCAATGGAAGCTTGGACGCAGGTGTTCAGGCGCTAATTGATCAACATTTATGAGGTTAACTTATGACTGATGTAAAGGCGTTAGACAGTGCGTTTCATGACTTGGATTATGAGGACGATATTGAGGTGAATTTTCTGAAGGTGCAGACCGAAGCGGAGCATCTGAAAGCAGAAATCAAAGAATTGCAAAAGTTATTAATTGAATACGATATTGAATTGAGAAAGAGAAACCAAATGATTGCAAAGATTGAGGCAGCGATGTTATGAGTTTATGGCGCAAACGCAACGATGTAAGCCATGATGGACAAAACAGGCCTAAATTGTTCACAATGACCGCCACGACTGACAATGAGTTTAGTATCAAGTCGGACGATTTAAGTATCAAGCAAAGCAAAGGAATAGGAATGAGCAAAGAAGCATTGGCACAACCAGAGCAAGAGCCTGTGGCGTGGAAACTGGTTCCAGTAGAGCCTACCGAGGAAATGCTGAAAGCAATGGATGAATGTTCAAAAGAGGGTTATGACGAGCGTTTGTATGCTGGTCATGCCGCATCTGTTTACATGGCTGCTATTGATGCTGCTCCTACCCCGCCACAGCGCAAGCCGTTGACGGCAATGGAAGTCTATGACGTTGTCCATGATGCAGACTTAGATTGGCATACAGGCTTTGCACTTGGAGAAGATGAAAACAGGTTTGTGGTATTCGCAAGAGCCATAGAAGCCGCCCACGGAATAAAGGAGTAAACATGAGACAAGCATTAGAAATGGCACTTGAGGCGTTGGAAGACATGGCTGAGTTCAGTCCAACAAGGCTTGATACGCCAATCACCGCCATCAAAGAAATCTTGGCACAGCCAGAGCAAGAGCCTGTGGCGTGGATTGATATGGCTTATGCACGATTGGGCATGGTCAGGGACAAAATGTCCGCAGATGCTGTGGCGACTGTTCAAAGTTTCTTAGAAGGCGATTACACCACCCCACCACAACGCACATGGGTTGGGGTGACGGTTGAAGAAATGGACAACATTACCGCCCAGCGATTGAAGTGGCAGGTGGCTGACTTGGTTGACGCCATTGAAGCCAAACTCAAGGAAAAGAACCATGATATGGGTTGACCCACCTGAGGGCTGGAAGTATGGTTTTCCTGCTATTTATGACCCTGAAAACGATGGTCAGATGAGCGAATGGATAGTTAACAAGGGTTATCCAGTAAGTCTTATACAAGAGTATGGTGAGCAATGGCATATTCGTTGTTGGCCTGCTGAAAAACCTGTTTAAAAATATCACTTACTGGTTATTAACGCACAAAAACACGTTAACAACATAAATGTTATCGTGCAAAACTAATGTTAGGAAAAGCAAATGACTGAAGATGACGCGCAAAAAGCCATAGATTACATAAGGGATAACGCACCTGTATATGCCAAAGCAAAGGCAGAACGTACATACATTGAGAACTATCTAAAGGTTGTGAAGGCCACAGAGATGGCTAACAGCGATAAAAAGACCTTGGGTGACCGTGAGATAGACGCATATATGTCCATGAACTATGAGACTCAATTACTGGCCATGAGACAGGCAGTGGCTACAGAAGAGGAACTGAAGTACCGCATGGAAGCTGCCAAACTGAGGTTTGAGCACTATAAAATCACCTGCTTTAACAACAGAGTAGAAGCCAGGGCGATGTCGTAATGTATCGAGACAAAGACTTATTGAGGTTAGCAGAAGGTGCGGAGTGCCTGCTGAAGATTCACCCATATTGCGATGGTGACGAGGGCAGTACAACAGTAGCCGCACACTCTGACCAACTGATACACGGTAAAGGTAAGGGCATCAAGGCTGATGACTGCATGACGGTCTGGGCGTGTTACAAGTGCCATACATGGCTAGACAATGGTGGCTTGACAAAGAAAGAAAAAGCCAAGGCATTTGACACGGCTTGGTACAATCAAGTTATAGAGTGGGGAAAGATAGCCCACAACCCTATGATGAGACCTTGGAAAGTAGAAGCAGCCAAGGCAGTATTGCAGCATATTGGAGCGCAACATGAATGAAGCAGCAGAATTTCTATTAACCCTGTTACATGCAGCGACAAACACACACCTGCTCCACTGGACAACCAAAAGCTATGCACAACACAAGGCATTGGGTGAGTTCTATACTGGCCTGCCCGATTTAGTAGATCAAGTAGCAGAAGCAATGATGGGTAAGTTTGATATGACACCCACATTCCCTGTTAACTACTATGCCCCAGCAGAGACCGCCAAAGAAGAACTAGAAGCCCTAAAAGACTATGTGATGCAGACAAGACAACAGCTACCGCAAGACTCTGAGATACAGAACCTGATTGACGAGATAGCCCAGTCTATTGACCAAACCCTATACCTACTGCGTTTCCCCTAATCTCCGTTGAGTGGAGTTTTTTGAGGCGTTAAGCCAGCTTTCGAGGATGTTGACCTGGGGCGTTTTCTGGTTTTCTACCCCAGCATGTTGAAGACCAAATCGAGCCTCAATATTTTTTTAGCCTCCAGCCAAATAAACAATACCCTTGCAAAAAAAGAGGGGGTCTAAATTTTTGAGGGGGGGGGTCCTGACTACAAAAATACGACAGATTGCTGAAAAATTAGGCATCGATAGCGAAATAGTTTTAATTATTATGTTAAATTCGATAGAATCACGCACAATCGCACATCGCCTAAACTGATACCCACACACCAGCATACTAGAAAATCGCCTTAAATCGCCTTTAAATCGATTCTGTACAGCATCACCAGCACACAGCCACGCACACAGCGCACCACAGCAGGCGATCAGGCACACCAGAGCACGCCACAGCATCACAGCGCGCACAGCATCACAGCAGGCACCAGCAGCCACACAACCACCAGCGCGCGCCACTGAGCACGCACCAGTAGGCACGACAGCGCACGCCATTACACGACGAAAAAAAACCAGCGCGAAGCTGGTGTTGTTTAGTTCATATTAATATCCCTTATGACGAAGGAGCACACGCACAGCAGCAAGGCGCTGTGTCTCTTCGAATGTGTTTAGCCACTGATGCATCGACAGCGCGCGCCTGATGGCGATCAGCTCCCATCGTGGCCGATCTCCTACAATTTCTCTGGCTTGGAATAGTGTCATTGTGTGCTCCTTATGCTGAAATTATGCGGATGACCTTGGCCATCTTCGCGCCATGTGCTGGGTACGCGATCAGATTGACAGACTTGTCCCAGCAGGCACGACAGCCAGAACACTTTCCATCGTGTTCATATGCACGACACAGCGACACACCATCGCGCGCCTGAAACGTCGATGCATCTGGTCCAATCACTGATCCATGCAGGCCTTCGATATATTCACCGATAACACTATCACTAGAAAAGCGCACAGACACATTATCTAAGGCGCGCATCTGATCAAATACCATCCTGAATTTGGGAAATTTATGCATTCTGGTTGGAAGCCAGTGTTTTACCCATGGCGTGCGTATCATGACTTCCAATATCTTTTCAGCCAGTGCTAGTGTGTACACATCGCCACTATCAAACCAGCGAAAATAACGATCAGAATCAAGCGCTGCCACCATATCGTCGCACCATTCGAGGCGCTGCCAATCTTCGCGATTAGAAATTCTAGGCGCTTTTACATTTGGATAATGATAATTACCTGTCGTGGCATAACAGCCTTTGCACGCATCAACCAGCACACCAGGCGATGCGATGGAACCAGGACAAGTATCAATGGCCTGCAGGGACCAGCTTCTGATGCCGTCAAGCTTGCTAGTAGTTGATATTTTTATCATGTCGAGCTCCTTATGCTGTCAACCAAATAACCAGCAGGGCGATAAAACCCAGCACATAGATAACCAGATCAAATAATTGATGTCTCATGGTGTGCTCCTTAGATTTTTGTAGGTTTAGCAGAGAAAAAACCAGCTTTTTCGCTGGTGTGTGCTGTGACCAGCTGGTGTGATGGGTTTAGCTTCTGTGCGATGGCTTTCCAATCAATTACAGCCTGTGGCGCTGTGTAGTAAACCAGTGTTGAATAGATCGCGCCTTCGTACGTACCAGCGCCTAAGTCTTTCAGCTGTGCTGATAGCTTGTCTTTTTGTGCTGTCAAGCGCTTTATCTCTGCTGTGATGCTTCCCAGCTCGTCGCTGATAGCTGCCACTGATGGTGTGAGTACTAGTGTTGTCATCGTGTTGTCCTTTGCTTTACGTTTAACCAGATCGCCCATCGATCTAGTGCCTCTAATATAACGACACATTAAACCTAGTGACACTAGGATAAACCCTAATAAATACACAATTAAAACTATGATGAATGGTGACTTGATTTAATTTAACTATTCAAGATACAGAATGGCGCGCAAAAAGAAAATCTAAAACCCAGAGGCTGTGTGTCTTCTGTGTGTGGTGTGTAAGACAGCTTATGTGTGCCTGGTGTCTGTGCTGTCATCAGAGATATTAAACCCTGAGAGGCGCGATAAATAAGGAAACCCTGAGCCAGTATGTCATCAGACAGTAAGAGACAACATACAGACAGACACATTACAGAACATAGTCAGACACTATTGAAAAACTGAAAATGATAGGGCCTCCGATGGGAAACAATTGGGGACAGATCAACACCAGATTAATTGGGGACAGATCAACTATGACAGCCAGCACAGCGCTGCACATAACAGCAGGCACACACAGCGACGCGTGAAACACATCTGATGGCAGACACGCGCCTGGTCATTGACCCCCACCCCCATAGGCATAGGGGTATCGCATAGGCGGGGCAGGGGGGGTAGGGCTGGAACGGCAGGCAGGGAGGGGGGCCCACTCACTTAAATCCAAATTTTTCTCAAAACTTTTCTTAACCTAGGTTTACTAAAGCCAATTCCCCATTCCCAAATTTTTCTCAAAAACTTTTTTAACTTAGGTATACTAGAAGCGTTGGTAGCCAAGTAAGGGTTAGCGCCTTACCTTTTATGTTGTGCAAATACAGAAAAGTCGAACACTCTGCTTTATGAGGTGGCTACCAACATCATTTAAGGATGTATATGAAAGCTGGTTTGTATGCAAATATCCATAAAAAGCAAGAACGTATCAAACGTGAGAAGGCTGCTGGTAAGCCTGTAGAGAAGATGAGAAAGCCTGGCTCCAAGGGCGCTCCTACTGCTAAGGCGTTTGAACAATCTAAGAAGACTGCCAAGAAATGAAGCACGATAAACCTATGGCCCATAAGACTACTGGTAAGGGTAAGACTTATAACCCTACGGACAAGGGTGCTGGTATGACTGCTAAAGGTCGTGCTGAGTACAACAAGAAGAATGGAAGCAATTTAAAGGCTCCTGCTCCTAATCCTAAGACAAAGGCAGACAAGGGGCGTAAAGCTTCTTTTTGCGCGCGGATGGAAGGTGTGGTCAGGAATGCTAAAGGTCCCGCTGAGAGGGCTAAAGCATCGTTAAGGAATTGGAAATGTTAAAGGATATAGTATGGATTGGTCACTCGCAGACCCACGCTTTGACGTGGACGACATCGTTGAAATGGCAGATAGTTTCTTTGGACATGAGGCTGATGGCATAGTCACTAGGTCTAGAGCGGTCTTTAGGCATAGGGTTACGGTTGCCTGCACTGAACAACTGTTTAACAAGTCCAGAGAGTTTATTGCTGTCTGTCGAGATGAACCTAAAACCCTACCGATGTACGATATGAACGGCATGGTTATGGGTAGCCATTCTGTCCAACCCCTTCTAGGGTTTTGCTGGTTTGATCGTGGGGGTTATACAACCTATTCTAATGAGGAGATAAGTAATGCAAAGTTCCACCATCTTGATCTTTCTCTGCCTGTACGTACTCGTGTACGCCTTGTTAACGAGATGATTGACCAACATATACTATGGGCGCATACTTGGGGGGTTCCTATTGTTTGCTCCACCTCTATTCGAGCGAAGCATGATGGGTTCATGAAAATTCATGCAAAGCGTGGGTTTACCGTAAATGGTTCTTACGCTTGGATACGTACTGAAAAAGGAATGGAATGCCTGACGAAAAAGTAGTCTCTATTAAACCTAAAAACCCTGTGGGTCGTCCTAAGTCGGTCGTCAATCGGGTAACTGAATATGGCGCATTGTTTAACCAATTAAACGAACAACACATCGCCAAAGGGCTGCCACCCCTAAAGACCGCAATGGAGGTCCTGATCGAGGCCATGCAGTCTGATGAACTAGATATTAAAGATAAGGCTAGAATCGCGGACAAGTTGGCTCCGTTTGAGTCTTCCCGCGCACCTGTCATCTCTATCGAGCATGTACAGAACATTAATAGAGAAGAAGAAGTTTCAGCAGATGATGCTATGGACGACTTCTTAGATTCCTTAAGGAAAGTATAATGCCACTGAAAAAAGGTAAATCCGAAAAAGCATTTAAGTCCAACATCAAGACTGAAATGGAAGCAGGCAAGCCCCAGAAGCAATCCCTCGCTATCGCGTATTCAATGAAGCGTGATTCCGATGACAAACGTAAACCGAAAGGCAAAAAATGACCACCAACTTCTTGTTTACCCAAGCGCCTAATCGCAAGGGCAATTTATCTAAACATGCTCCTACTGGCACTGGTGGCGTAACTGCTGTTACCCGTTCTATGGGTAACCTAGCACAGCCTAAAGGCGCACAAGGCGCTCCTAAAGCAGGCGGCAACATTGCTACTCGCGGTCAAAAAGTTATGGTTCAGACCAACTGCGACTACGATGGAAAAATTAAGAACGATGGTTACATGAACAGTGACCGCACCAACTATTTAAAGTGAGGTTCATATGTACGGAAGAGTAATCGACGGTGGCAAACAAATGTCTAAAGGCCTAAGCAAAGGCATTAACGACAAATTGTCTGGCTTTGAAGAAGAGAATGAGCGTAGAGCTACTATTGCTAAGGCTGTAAACACTGCGTTTACAGTTCGCCATTTGTCCGACCAAACAACCAACAATTCAAATAATGGCAAATTCCAAACTGTTAAAGAAAAGGCTAAAGTAAACCCATGATTATTGATGCATTTATTCGTGATGAGCAACAAAATGTAATAGCTATTTGTGGCAAAAAACAAGTCCCATTAACTTGGGCTTACATTGAAGAGAACAAGCCACAAGTAGGCGACGAAATTATTGAAGACGAACCTAAAGAGTAAAGGAAAAGTATGGCAACGTATGACATTGAGGCTTTAAAAGCCGACTTACCCACGGCTAAAGAACTAGCGCAGTTTGTGTACGACAAGACACAGATTGCTCTAGACCTTGTTGGCAAGTCAAAAGAAGACCAGTACCAAGTGGCTAAGAATGCGCTTGAAGGTAAAAAAGTACCGACTGAGTTCTTAACAGAAGAAAATCCTTATGTAGATAAGAAAGATTTGATTCCTGTTGACGAACTAAAGGTCATCCCACCACGCAGCAAAGACCTGCCTGAGCCTGATACGCAAGTGCATTACTTTGGCGCTACCAATATGCCACACCCATTAGACCCACAGTCTGATAAAAAGGTGGCTATTGATTTCCGCAAGTATGAGAATGGCTTGATTACTTACCAAGTGGTTGCACCTGTTGAGCAGATTGCTGTTGGTTCACGTATCAACAAGTATGGCCAAACAGTGCCTGAGAAGTACACATGGCTTGACCCACGCACAGAAGAATTGGTAATGCGTAGACCTGATGGCACATTTACTGAGCGCGGTCGTGGTTTGTACACATACCTGATTGGCGAAAAAGGCGGTGGCGTATGGTCACTGATTGACAGAGACATGGTAAGCGTATCGGCTAAGAATATCGCTGATCCTTGGGCGTAAATGGAAGATTTCTCTGCAATTTTTAAGCAGAGATTGGCTGGGCAGGCAGAGGTTTGCGCTCGTAAAAGTCTTGAGTGGTTACAAAAAGATTTACAAGGCGAGTACAAGCTTCTACCCGCTGAAGTTTATTACTTAGCATCTGCTGCAAACATCTTGTTAAACATACGAGATACCTATGGCAAAAAGTGAAGCCAGTGATTACATCCAGCCAATCTACAAAGACAGAGCCTTAAAGTATCTTGTTAAATTAGCAGGCGGTAAACGCGCGACCCAAGCGCTTGATACAGAGCAAAAAAAGAAGATGATGCTGGCACGGGACAAGTTAGCCCATGACATGCAGTTCAACCAGTTAAAGTGGTTTAGACCATTTGAGTACCAAAAGAAATTCTTTGAGACTGGCCAACATTCTGCCCGCAGAGGCATGATTGCTGCCAACCGCGCAGGCAAGACAATCGCCAGTACCTTTGAGACTGCCTACCACCTGACAGGCAGATACCCGCCAAACTGGAAAGGTAAGCGCTGGGACAAACCCATTATTGCTATGTGTGCAGGCGAATCATGGGAGCAGGTCGCCAAAACATTGCAGGCTAAGTTGCTTGGATGTGATGACATTAAGCAAGCCTACAAACTTGGAACAGGGTCAATTCCTAAGGAGTGTATTGATGACAAATCCTATCGATCCGATGGACAAAACGTCCTCTCTATTGAGATTTGGCACGAATCAGGCGGTAAATCCAAGCTTTACTTCTCCAATTACACCCAACAAGTCCGCCACCTCCAAGGGTTCGAGCTTGACTTGGTTGTCCTCGACGAACAGCCACCTGACGAAACCTTTTCAGAACTTGTTGTTCGTACAGCAGCTAGAAATGGACAGGTTATTTGCTCATTTACCCCACTCAAAGGACTATCTGGATTAGTCAGGAAGTTTTGGGACCAAGTAGAGGGTTACTCACATGTGCGGGTAACTTGGGACGACATTCCATTTGAGAATGAATGGGGCGAAGCGTTTTTCTCACAAACAGAGAGAGACCAATTAGCCAGAGACTTTATGCCGTGGGAGCGGGATTGCCGTATGAAGGGCATTCCATTGGTTGGCAAGGGTGTGGTGTTTCCTATCCTTGATTGGCCTACCTACAAAGGGTCTGAGGTTGATTTGCGTAACGATGAGAAGCTTGAGCGATTAATTAGCTTTGACTTAGGAATTAAGAATGACCCGACAGTTATCTCGTTCTTTTTTAGAGATGCGATACAGGAGATTATTTACCTTCACAGGCAAGTCAAAATCCCGTCTGGGGAAACGCCAGATGAATATGTACATTACCTGCTGGACAGAGAATCTAAGGGAGTTCCAATCGCGCTTCCACACGATGCGGCTACCGCAGGGCGGTATACCCTTACGGAGCAGTCCGTTCGGGAGGTATTTGAGGACACATATGGGCTTAACTGTATTCAGGGCGCTATCCTTAACCCCGTCAACGACCAAGGCAAGGTCACGAACCATAAAGCGTACGGAATCAATATAATGCGCTTAGGCATGGAGCGAGGTACATTAATGATAAATGAGTCTTGTACCGAATTCCTAGATGAAGCAAGAAACTACGCTATTGATGAACATGGACGATTTTCTGACCCTGATGACCACATCGACTCTGCTCGCATTGGTATTTTGGCATTAATCCAAGGACACGGTGAATCTATAGTGAGTCGAGCCAACACATTTGCGTCAAGGCGCTTTACCCCTATTGAGGGAAAAATCCAAAGGATATGACATGTTAGACAAACAAAATATTATTGTTGAGAGTTTGGAAAGCCCACCCGCAAACAAAGGTCTGGAATATCAGGTCGCCCACGAAGCGTACTTGAAGATGGTAGATTATCTTCGCCTTACCCAAGCGAAAAATACCCTAAATCGATTAAGCGATTACCACTATCTAAATATTCCAGTCTCTAACAGTACTGAGCCTATCCGTGGTATTGACTACATTTCCCCCGTGGTTAGCCCAGGCATTGACTATTCCACCGATGTTATAACCAAGTGCTTGATGCCAGATGGCAAAGTCAACTTTGAGTTTGAGCGTTTATCTGAAAACGACACTATTGCTAGCCAACAAGCCGAAAAGATGGTGACTTACTTTATCAATAGTAAGAACGATTCTTATCAAATTGTCCGTGATTGGGCACAAGACAGCCTGCTACACAAAAATGGCGTGGTAATGATTTCTCCAATCAGAGAGCCTATTACCCAATATAAGGAAGTCGAAGGCACTAGAGACAATCTGCGTTCTTTCGAGATTATGGCTGCCGAAAAAGGACTTGTTGCAAAAAGACAACAGATGCGAAGAATAGATGTTGACTTGCAAGGCGTGGCGCAAGAGACCATGATGCCTGATGAAACGGGCCAGCCTATGGAGCCAACAACCGAAGAGGTTAATGACGCTATCAAGGCGCACACTATTTACCGTGCCAAGTACAAGCTGACTGGTTTTTCGACCAACATTCGCATTAAGCATGTTGCACAGCATTACTTTGTGTGTAACCCCACGATACCAGGCATTCAGAACCAAGATTTCTGCGGTTTCTACATGCCTATGACTATCCATGAGGCTAAGTCGCAGTATCCGTACATAGATTTAGAGAAGTTTGCCGACCACGCTGCCTACGGTCCTGCTGGCGCGTATCAGGCTGGCGCTTTGGAAAACGATTTGGCGTTACATGCACGAGATTCAACCCCAGTGCCTGGCCAAGGTGTAATTGCCTCTGCTGGCGCAGATCGCTACAGCCGTGTGGTCATGCTGACTACTGCATGGTTGCGTAAGGATGTTGATAACGATGGCGAAGAAGAAATTGTCGAGGTTTGCTATTCAGGATCGTATGTCTTGTATATCAAGGAAGTTGATTTCATACCGATGGCCAGCATGTGTCCCAAGCCTATTGTGGGTAACTTCTTTGGTTACAGCCAAGCAGAGCGCTTAGTCCCATTACAAGAGTACAAAACAGCAATTAACCGTGCTGAGATTGCATTTGCCCTGCAAGCATCTACTCCTCGTATGGGTGTAAACCCTGAGTTTATTGATGCAGAAGAAATACAGCGTGGCGTGTCTGCTTTGTTTATCTTGGATCGCAAATTTGATCCTACTAAACACGTATTTGAGTTTGCGCCATTACAAGGCAACCTTGGATACATCCAAGACGCTATGGAGCGTTTTGAGTCTGACAACAACCGTATGTTGGGCATGACCAGCGCGGCTGACACCTTGAATCCTGAGGTAATGAAAGACGGCAACAGTGGGTATAAGTTGCAATTGGCTATGGGTCCCAACCAGATCATCCAAGATGCTATGGTCAAGAACTGCGCTATTGGTCTGCGCGACATGATTTATATCGTGTGGAAGACAATGATTCAGTATTCGGACGATTACAACATTCAGCAGTTAGCTGATGCAATGTCGCCTGGAATGCCATTCCTAGACGCTAAGGCTATGGAAAACTTTGATTTTATTGACCGCAAGATGATCAATATTGACTTGGCTTTAGGCTTTTTGTCGGATGAGAACCGTATCACGCGCCAGCAACTAATCATGCAAGCCCAGCAACAGTTTGCCCAAGCCATGTTGCAACTCGACCCATCAGTGCCTGAGATGTTTACCAAATTGCGTAGACCTTATGAGGACACGCTGTATGCACTAGGTGTCAAGAACTGTGATGCGTATTTGCCGACAATGGAAGAGGCTGTAAAGATAGCCCAAGCCAAGGCACAACAAGGTCCATCACCTGAACAACAGGAAATCCAGACTAAGGTCGAGATGAACAAAGCTAAGGCTGGTGAGACTGCTATGAATACAGCGTTGATTAAAAAGAAAATTGAAGATATTGATGTAGACAACTACTACACGGGTATGGCGGCTAAAAAAGGAAAACTCTCAGCAGTAGAAATGGATTGATAAATGAAAAGTCTAGTAAAGAATATTAGGGAATACTTTAACCGTAGAACCAAAGCAACGGATGCTTACAAGGAGGCAAATCTTGAGAAACGAACTCTAGTAATCCAGAATGGCGAGGTCGCTAGTCGGCTGATGCTAAACACGGATTTTGCATTGATGTTTAACCTTTATCGGTTCAACATGTTGGAAAGGCTTGAAGAAGCTAAGACCGACGAGGAAAGAATAGGCAACGCATATTATGTTGCTGGAGTGCGTGATTTCATTGACTTCGTGGAGAAGACTGAATATCTCGCTAGGGTGGCTAATAAAAAAGCCGAACTTTAACGAAAAATAGGGTAATATATGTCAGACGTAATCGCAAACGCGACCGCCACTGAGCAAACTGGTAGTGCAGAAGACACCATAGCAGCGATGATTGCCGCTAACAAGCGTAACAATCCGCAGCCAAATGGGAGTACACCGCCACCAGCAGGGCAAGAAGAAACAGTTGTTGATTCCCCTGAGGCGGCTTTAGAAGCCGAACCTGAAAATAGTGCAACGGAGACTACAGAGGCTGTAGAACCAGAAAACACTGAAGAGGCCACCGATGGTGTAACCGAACCAGTTAATTTTCTAGAGTTTGCAGAGCAGAATGCCGACATGATGTGGCGTATTCCCAACAAGGACGCAGAAGGCGGTTTTATTGAGATACCAGTATCAAAGGCTGCTGCGATTCTTGGTCAAGGTAGTGCTATTCATGAGAATGCGCGTAAGCTTAAAGCAGAACGTGCTGATTTTGAAGAATATGAAGCGAATCGTCGTAAAGAACTAGATGGATTGCAGATTGGTCTAGAGTTAACGATTCAGCCACAGTTACAACAGGCTGCGGATGAATTAGTAACCCTACAACAATATAACCAGCAATGGACGCAAATCCTAAATAACGCTCAAGACGAGGTTCAGCGCAGTGAAGCAGAGGCGGCTATCCGTCAAAACTCACAGTTGATCCAAGAAAAGAGTCAGTTCATACAGGCGACCAGACCGAAAGTTGAACAGTTCTACCAACAACGCTCTGCATTTGTGCAGGAACAGTTGGAAAAGGCAAGACAGAGTTTTTCTGATGCTGAACTGAAAAACAAGGCGACATATACCGAATTGCGGGATAAGTTGTCTAAGGAATGGAAAGGCGCAGAGGGGTCATTTGTGGCTGGAGTCAAGAATCTTGATTTAGTTTCCAGCGATGAATATCTTCTAGGTCTTATTCGTGATGGCATGAAGTTTAGGGATGGTCCTAAGGTTAGAAATGCGGGTGGTTCGTTGGCAGCAGCAAGTAAACCCGTAGCAAAAGCCAAGACTAGTCCAGACAACAAAGCCGAAGAACTTCAAAAGAAAGCACAAGCAGGCGATAAGAATGCAGCGCGTGACCTTTTGGCAACAATGCTTGCGTCTAATAAACGCAGAACTCGTTAAATCTTCTAAGGAAAACTTAAATGTCTACTATCACCTCAGCCGCTCTTGGCAATGGTAACGGTTCCTATACAACCGACATCGTGGTCAAAGACCTCGACATGACAGTCTCTAACTATGTTAAAGACCGTACCCCAGTAACTAACATGGCTATGTCAAAGAAGCGCAAGATCAATTCGACTTTGCACATTTGGCCAAATGACTACTTCCGCGTACCAGCTTTGAACGCAAAGTTGGAAGGCGCAAGCGTTGCAGCATCTGATGCAGCATCTAACACCCGTGCTAACTGCGGTAACTACACACAGATTTTCACAACTGTGATTGGCGCTACTGGCACTGCACGTGCTGTTGAGCAAGCAGGTGGCGATCCGCAGGCTTACCAAGAAGTTAAGCAATTGACTGAGATTATGTTTGACGTTGAACTCCAGATGCTTCGTGCTGACGGTGCTTCTATCAAATACTCTGGCCAAGCAGCTACTCAAGGTTCTAGCCCTAACAACGGTCGTCGTTTTGGTTCATTGTTCGCTTTTGCAGGTACACGTTCTGGTAACCCTACCAGCGGTACAGCAGTTTTGAACTTGGCTACATCTGACAGCAACGACACAACTTCTACCACTTCTACAAACGTGCCTTTCAACGGCTTGTTGTCTAACGCTGGTTTGGGCTATTTCTCTTTCTCTACTGGTCAAACATTGCAAGCTTTCAGCCCCGTGCTGTACAAGCAATTGGTGACTGTTGCAGAACAGCGCTTTAACGCCAAGATCACTAACATGGTTGTGCCAACATCGTTGCGTACTACCATCTCTGACAACATTCCTCAGAGCCGTTCTATCAACCGTTTCAACCCTGCTGACAAGGGCGACACGATTGGTACATACGAAGGTGACTTCAACTACACATACCAAATCGATGACTCATGGGTTATGGATCAAACTGGTTCAGACAACACGTCTATCCTGTTCTTGAACCCTGACGTTATCCAATGGGGTAGCTTGCGTGAGTTGGGACCAAACAATGAAGTATTCTCTAACGCTGATGCCAGCTTAGATCAATACATCATGGAAGGCACTTTGATTGTGCGTAATCCTGCTGGTGTGGCTGTGTTGGCTGGTATGACTACAGGTTCTGTGGTTACTACTGCTCGCGCTTCTACTCAAGTACAGCGCTATATTGCCTAATAAGGCTTTACTGAAAGGGCTTCTTCGGAAGCTCTTTTGGTAAGGAGTAGTTATGGAATTGAATTTAAACAATGAAGAAGCAAAGATTGACGAGAGTTATTACTCCAAAGGTATCCTTGAGGCAGGCGTTGAAGGATTACTAGCCAAGAACAATAAAATGTATAACGAGGTCAAGTCTGGTACTTGGTCTCAAACATTTAATACTGACAACATTAACTACAAAGTCGGATCGGTTAATGGAGAACGTTATGTTCAGTATGAACAAAAGAATGTTGAGAATATTAAACAGTTTTGCAAAGAGCGTAGAGAGTTTCACGCAATCCACGGGACGGATAACCCAATGTTTGCTGGCACATTCCATGCTATGCAGTTACCTAAGTGTTTTGCCCATGAGATTAGTTCTAAGTGGTTTAGTAATAGACCGTGGGAACTGATAAAAATGGATAAAAAAGACAAAATTCTGTTTTATGCAATAGTTAATGAGTACTATTCTGACTTTGTCTGTCACCCCTCAGGAAAGATACCATTGCCTTATAATCCAGCAATACCGACAAAGTAAGGAAGAGTTATGTCGCTTTTTATTCAATCAGCAAACGTCTTAGTTAGTCGTGTTGCTCAATGGGTAGGCGCTCTTCCACAAACTACCACAATTACAGCTACTTCAATGAACACCTCAACAGGTGTTATTTCTGTTTCTTCTGATCCCACATCTACTATAAATGTTGGCGATTTTATTGGAAATAGTACGGTTAATCCATTTACTGCGGTAATTGCTCTTACTTCATCAACTATTACAGTTAATGATCCAGATGCTATTTGGGCAACAACTACATTTCCAGCAACAATACTAAAGTTACCAACTCAATCAGCAATAGAAATACAAAGTTGTATTCAGTTTGCTGAATTAAAGATGCGTACTTTAGAGTTGCCTTCTTTGCGTTCTGATCCATATGACGCAACCAGCCCATCCATATTAACAACCGATTCCAACGGTATGGCTCCTATTCCTGCTGACATGAATTGGCCTATTTTGTTTTTTCAAGAAACAAATGGATATGGAACATCGGGTAATTCTGGTCCTTGGATTATGTATGACCGTGTTGGAGATAGGGAAATTATTCGCAGACGCATGATTGACCAACTGTATGTAAGACCTTTTGGTGTACCAAGGGTGATACGTGGGTCATTCTCCGAGGTCGGACCAAACTATGTGTTTACGCCAAATCCTGGCAATGCGGTAACTATTAAAGCGTATTACACCAAGACATTTCCGTTTTTATTTAGCCCTACTGGGGATAGTTTGAATCCTATTGTGCAAAACAACGCTGTATTGGCATCATTTCCAGAAGGTTATTTTTACGGTACTTTGGAAAGCTATTACGACAAAAACAAAAACTCTGCTGAAGCCCAAAAATGGGGCGCTCGTATTGAAGAAGCTTATGGTCTTATTGAGGATCAGAACTTTAAGGATAAATGGTCGGGTGGAGATCGTCACCTTACTTCAGAATTCCAGCCACGCGATTATCGCTACAGCTTTAAATAAGGACCACAAATGGCAACTGGTGGACTTTACGGTAGTAGCACAGCCAATGTTTCTGTTTCTTCTGGAGCAGAAAGCAATGGGTTGTATGGAAACAACACCAATTTTGGTGGAACTTACTTTGAATGGTTTATTTTCAAAGAGTCAGCCACGCAACCTGCTACACCTACGGGCGGTTCTTGGAGTTTTGTAACCAATACTGGAACTGCTCCTACTGGTTGGACGCTACAACCGCCAATAGCACCTACAAACCAAATATGGGTATCGATAGCCCTAGTTAACTCTAGAAGTAGCACTGCCCTAGTCTGGTCAACACCTGGCTTGTTTGGCACGATTCCTTATTTCACATTTGGCACGGTTATTACGGGTGCGCCTGGATCGAGCGCTTCGTTGGTTAACACTGGCACAGCCATCAACCCTAACCTTATATTTACTATCCCTCGCGGGGATACAGGTGCTACGGGAGCCACAGGACCGCAGGGGCCAACAGGTGCAACAGGAACGGCAGCCACTATTGTTGTAGGAACAACGACTACAGGCGCAGCGGGTACTTCTGCAATTGTTACCAATTCCGGCACAACTAGTGCTGCAATATTTAACTTTACGATTCCTAGAGGTCAAGATGGGGCTGCTGCAACTATTGCAGTTGGCACAACAACGACTGGCGCACCGGGCACTAGTGCTGTTGTAACAAATTCTGGAACATCAAGTGCTGCCGTATTCAACTTTACTATTCCGCAAGGCGCTACAGGAGCTACCGGAGCAACGGGTGCTACTGGTGCTACGGGTGCAGGTGTTGCAGTAGGTGGCACAGTTGGACAAGCTTTAATCAAAAACAGTGGAACAAATTACGATACATCTTGGGCAACTCTTGTTAACAGTGTTGCTTCTGCTGATGGCTCTGTAACGGTAACTAATGTTTCTGGTGCGGTTGATTTATCTGTAGCAGTAGCTGCTTCTACAACAAATGTAATCTGTCAGGTAAGAAATACGACAGGCGCAACTTTAACCAAAGGTACTGCGGTCTATATTTCAGGTGCAACAGGTCAGATTCCTACTGTATCTAAGGCTTTGGCTACATCTGATGCTACTTCTGCTCAAACTTTGGGTTTGATGACGGCAGACTTGGCAAACAACTCAAATGGCTATGTAACTGTCATTGGTTTAATTACAAACATAGATACTTCAGCCTATACAGATGGCGCACAATTGTATTTGAGTGGCACTACGGCAGGAACATTGACTGCAACCAAGACATACGCACCTACTCACTTGGTTTATGTGGCGGTTGTTGAACACGCTCACCCAACGCAAGGCAAGTTGTTTGTAAAAGTACAAAACGGCTATGAATTAGACGAAATCCACAATGTTTCGGCTCAGTCTCCTAGCAATGGACAAACAATCATCTATAACCAAAGCACTTCTCTTTGGGAAAAAGCCAATCTAACAGCAGGAACTGGAATTGGCATTAGTAATGGTGCTGGCTCTATTACTGTTAACAATACAGGTGTTACCTCTGTCGGTGGTACTGGTACTGTCAATGGTCTTACGCTAACAGGAACAGTTACAACTACTGGTAATTTAACACTTGGTGGAACATTAGGAAGTATTGCCAACAGTCAATTAACTAACTCAAGCATAACTTTTGGTTCTACTGCTCAAGCCCTTGGTTCTACTGTAAGTGGAATAAGTGGTGTGACGATAGACAATGGTGCAGTAGGTGCAACAACTCCTGCGGCTGGAACATTTACTACCTTAATAGGTGGTGGTGGCTCTGCTAACTACGGACAGTTAACAGGCGGTGCTACAACCAAGGCGGTTGAATTTAAGTCTCTTGGAAGCGATACCAATGTATCGTTAGCGGTGCAATCCAAGGGAACTGGTGCTATTGACCTAGCGGCTGGCTCTAGCGGTGTGAACATTAGTAATGGTGGTACTGTTACTGCTATTACTAGAACAAGCCCTGGTAACCCATATACATCTCAGCCTTCAGTTGCTATTTCTGCGCCAACAACTGCTGGCGGTGTTCAGGCAACTGGAACTGCAATTATGTACGCCGACCAAGGTACAACAGTTGCTGCTGGTGGTACTGGCTACACCGTTGGCGATACGTTAACTTTGGTTGGAGGTACTCCAACAGGTTCTGCTGCAACATTTACTGTGGCAACTGTCTCTGCTGGCGTTGTGTTAACAGTCAACGCTGTTAACTATGCTCCGTATTCTGTTTTGCCTTCTAGTCCAGTATCAACAACTGGAGGTACAGGTACAGGATGCACATTAAATGTCCAATGGAAATTAAACAACGTAACCATCACTAACGCAGGTTCAGGCTACGTTGAACAACCAACAGTATCCTTTAGCGGAGGTGGTGGTAGTGGTGCTACTGCTTATGCTACGGTTGGAAGTGCTACAACAATCAAGTCTATAGGGTCTAGCACAGCAGGCGTAACTAGCACAAGCATACAGTTTGTGACACCAAATACAACAAACCCGTCATATCCTCCATTAACTATCAGAGATATAGCTAGTAGCGATACAGGTTTAGTAATTTCCCCTTCAGCTTCATATGCGCAACTTGTTGCAAATAGCGCTTCGGGTTCAAATTTATTTTTAGCATCAAGTGGAAGCGCAAGTATTTATTTAAATACAAATGGTTTTAATCAAACCAACCAAATGCGTGTATCCCACACAGCCTCTGCTGTTAACTATGTACAGGTGACGGGTGCTACAACAGCAAGCAAAGTTGTTGCAATTTCTGCCCAAGGTTCAGACACAGATGTTACTTTGTCGCTATCACCAAAAGGCGCAGGAACAATTAGATTTGGTACATATACGGCTGGTGTATTGACTCCAGCAGGCTATATCACTATTACAGATAGTGGTGGTACAACTCGCAGACTTTTAGTAGGATAAAACATGGCATTACTCAAAACTATTGATACAGACTATGGCATACCAGCGGTTTACTGGAATGTGGGGGCAGTACACGAAGACTTTAAGGGTCAAGGAACTGAAGTCACCTTCTACGGCTATGCCTCACAACAGGCTAGAGAGCAAGGCAAACAGCCCTTATCTGCTGGCAAAGTACAGATTAGCGGTAGCGAATATGTGGCTGGTGCTGACAGAGCTACTCTCTATGCAATCATTAAACAGAAGCCAGAATTTGATGGCGCAACGGACGCATAAGGATAAATATGACTACAGCAAGCATTTATGGAGGAGTTGCTCAGTCTGCTGGACTATATGGACTTCCTACGTCTAATGCTTCTAAGTCTATATTTGAGTGGTTTATTTTTCAGGTTTCATCGACTCAACCCGCCACTCCAACAGGTGGAACATGGGACTTTGGAACTGCTACTGGTACGCCTCCAACAGGCTGGACAACAATTCCCCCAACCTCGCCAACGACTTTGGTGTGGTTATCGATAGCAATTGTTAACTCAACAGCCACAACAGCTATAACTTGGTCAGTGCCAGGTCAGGTGGCTTTTGCAGGACCTACTTCACCGATTACTTCTACTGGCGACTTAATTGTTGGCAATGGTGTCAATAGCGCCACTAGACTGCCTATTGGTACGAATGGGTATGTTCTTACCTCTAACGGAACTACAGCAGTTTGGTCAGCATCTACAGGCGGTGTGTCATCGTTTAGTGCTGGCACAACAGGATTAACCCCTAACAGCACGACTACAGGCGCTATTACTCTAGCGGGTACTTTAGGAATATCAAATGGAGGTACTGGGCAAACAACAGCTAATGCAGCATTTAATGCGCTTATTCCTTCACAAACAGGAAATGCAAATAAATATTTAAAAACAGACGGAACTAATTCTTCATGGAATTCTTTGCCTACTGTTTTAAATGTATTGAATCATGCATCAACAATTGTGGCTATAGCATTAGGCAATGGATATTTACCCGTATTAAATCACTCTGGAACTACAATTAACGTAGCAGTAAGTTAAGGAAATATATGACATCACGATACCCTTTAGTTTTAAATGGAGCAACAATCCAAGAACAACAAACTGGTGATGTTATTACTGGTTTAGTAATAGGAACAGATATTCAAGCTTGGTCTACAACATTAGACTCTTGGGCAACAAAAACTGTTCCTACGGGTACTGTAGTTGGAACAACTGACTCACAAACGCTGACTTCTAAAACATTAACCAACCCAACAGTTAACAACTACACAGAAGGTGTTGTAGCTATTGGTAACTCTAGTACAGCACAGACTCTTGCTTTAACCAATGGTACTGTGCAGACTTGTACTTTAACTGGTAACTGCACATTCACTATGCCGACTGCTACGGCTGGCAAGTCATTTATTCTGATTCTCTCAACTGGTGCGGGTTCGTTTACGGCTACTTTTACAAGTGTAAAGTGGCCTAGCAACACAGCACCGACTATTACCACTACGGCAAGTCGTTGGGATATTCTGACCTTTGTGTCTGATGGCACAAACTGGTATGGCAACTTTGCACAGGCTTACCAATAATGTTTGCTAGTAAAGACGTATTCTTAACCCCTCCTAGTACTAGTGGTTACACCATCGGTAAGAGTGTGCGTTTGCGCTCTAGCGCTAGTGCTTATTTGAATCGGACATTTAGTGTGTCTGCAAATCCAAAGGCTTGGACATGGAGCGCATGGATTAAGCGTGGACAATTAAGTTCATCGTCTGTTTTTGTTTTATATTCAGCACAAATCGTAGCGGGCGCATCCGAAGAATATGTAGGTTTTAACAACGATACTTTACGTTGGGCAGATGGATCAGCCGGTATTTCTGGTTCAACAACAGCCGTTTTTCGTGACCCTTCTGCTTGGTATCACATTGTTGTTGTCTATGATTCAGCAAATGCAACAGCGGCAAACCGCCTTTTGTTTTATGTAAATGGAGTTTTGAATGCTGCCGCTGGCGCTTCAATTCCGCAAAACCGAAATTCGTACTTCACTTCATCGGCAGGGAATCCTGTTGCTATTAGCCGTTTTGCAGGTATTGCATCTAACTATTTTGACGGATACCTAACCGAAATCAACTTCATTGACGGACAAGCCCTAACACCATCTTCATTCGGCACAACCAACGCTACAACAGGCGTATGGCAACCAGCCAAATACACGGGTACTTATGGCACTAACGGCTTTTATCTGAACTTTAGTAGCAATAGCACATCAGCCGCACTAGGAACTGATTTCTCTGGTAACAGCAATACATGGACAGTAAACAATGTGTCTGTGACTGCTGGTGTTACTTACGACAGTATGGTGGACTCGCCTACTGTGAGTGCAGTGAGCAGTAATTATTGCGTTCTCAATCCGATTGAAAAGTATTCTGGATTGACTGTTGCTGACGGCAATTTGAAAGTCACCAGTAGCGATAACACACAGTATGGCGCGGCTGGCACGTTGGCGGTGAGTTCTGGCAAATGGTATTACGAGGCTATGTTCTCCAATGCCAGCGTAAACAATATGTCAATGGGGTTGACTACAACTCAGAACAATGTGCAAACGGCTCAATGGGCTGGTAGTACGGGAATGTTTATGTGCGGTAATTTTGTTACTGGCACAGCAATTTATGTTGGAGTAAACGGCTCATACACCCAAGTATCGACAACGCTTCCGTCTGCTGGCTCATATCTTGTTTGTGCTGTTGATTACGACAACGGCAAAGCATGGTTTGGAACAACTACAAGTAGCGGTGGTGCAGTCACTTGGTATCCAGCATCTACTGGTGGCTCTGTTGGAGACCCTGCGGCTGGAACAAATCCAACCATTACGTTCAGCACCACCTATCCAATAAGACCATTTATGGGTTCTTATGGCGCTGGTCTAAACTGGATTGCCAACTTTGGTCAGCGTCCATTTATAACAACTGCGCCTACTGGCTACAACTCATGGAACACCTATAACCTACCCGCATCAACCATCACTAATGGTGCGGCTTATATGGCGGCTACGACTTATACGGGTAATGGCGGTTCTACGCAAACAGTAAGTAATGCAGTAAATGGTATTTCGTTTCAACCTGATTTGGTGTGGATTAAAGATAGAAGTGTTGCAAGAAACAACGACTTGATGGATTCAATCCGTGGTGCGGGAAATGGTTTGTTTTCAAACTTAACCAATGCAGAGGTCGCATCTGGATACTTATCTTCATTTAATTCAAATGGTTTTACGACAGGTAATGATGTAAGTACAAACGGAAGTGGTGAAACATTTGTCGGCTGGCAATGGAAAGCAGGTGGCACATCCTCATCCAACACTAACGGCTCTATCACATCAACTGTAAGTGTGGGTGCTACGCAAGGCTTTAGCGTGGTGACGTATACGGGTACGGGTGCTAACGCTACTGTGGGTCATGGGCTGGGTGTTGCGCCATCATTGGTTATCGCAAAAAACAGAACAAGCGGAACTCCATCTTGGCGCGTTTATCACAGCGCATTGCCATACACAAGTTATTTGTATTTGGATACAACCTCTGCGGCATTTACTGGAGGCGGGGTTTGGACTCAAACACCATCAAGCACTGTAATTGGAATCAACGGAAGTGATGCGGGCGTTGGTTCAAATGGCGCAAACTATGTTGCCTACTGCTTCTCCGCAGTAGCAGGATTCAGCAAAGCCTTCTCCTATACTGGCAACGGCAGTACAGATGGAAGTTTTGTATACCTTGGTTTCCGCCCCCGTATGGTTTTATTAAAACGTACAGACACAACAGGTAACTGGTATATCTGGGATACAAGTAGAAACACTTACAACGTAGTAGGTGAGGAACTGTATCCAAACTTATCTAACGCAGGGTCTACGGCTACGGACTTGGATATTTTGTCTAACGGGTTCAAAATGCGTAATACAACTGCTGATTTCAATGCAAATGGTGGAACTTACATTGGTTTTGCGTGGGCAGAAAATCCTTTTAAACTTTCTTTGGCAAGGTAATCTATGTTTAAACACAACGACACAATCATCCCACTCGATACTCCATTCACTATTGATGGAACATCGTACCCAAGTAATTGGCTTCGTATGACCTCTACTGCTGAAAAAGAGGCTATCGGCATTACAGAGGTTGCAGACGAGGTAACTCATTACGATGACCGTTTTTACTGGAACGCCACAACACCAAAACAACTCAATGACGAGACAGTAACTCCAGAGGGTGGCGAGCCTTATCTACAAAAAGGGCTAAAAAGCCAATGGATAGCAACAGTTAAAGATACGGCTAACAAGTTGTTATCTACAACTGACTGGATGATTATTCGCAAAGCAGAGAGAAATGTGGATGTGCCGACAGAGACAACCACCTACCGCCAAGCGGTTATTGCTGAATGTTCTAGGCTAGTCATGGCTATCGGAGCATCTACAGATGTGCCAGCGCTAATTGCTGTGGTAACTGCTCAGAACTGGCCTAGAGAGGCTTAAAGATGAGCGAATATACCCCCCTTCGCACCCCGTTTACGGTCATGAGCTTCACGCCAGACGTTCCTAGCAATGCTTTGTCTGTAAATGAGTACAACTCAGGACTAAACGTTGAATGCGATGTCAGGGGTATCCGCAAGGTTGCTGGTGAACAAGAAATCCTAGGCGCTATTACTGGTAACATAATCTTTCTAGATGGCGGTTTTCGTGGCACTGAATGGACTTATATCGCAGCGACCCGTGAAGGTAAGTGGTACAAGATTACTTCTGCTGGCGTGTCTAACATCACGCCTGGCGTTGGCGCTAACCCATCCGTTGCCTTGTCTGGCTATACAGATGACACTAATATCACCACCTCATGGGTTGGTAGTGTTTTCTTTATCAATGACAGCCTACGCCCTCCTATGTACTTCTTGGCTACAGCCACAGAGATATACATCTATGACTCTGCTCCTGACTACTATGTCTGGAACTATGAATCTACCTTGTCGCCTGCTGTAACTTCAGTAACCGCTGCTTTTGTCCGCAACTACTCTTCTCCCAATGTTGGCAATATCTTGGTGGCTGGTAACCTGACAAAGACCTATAGCACTGGTTCTACCATTAACTACCCTACAACCATCCGTTGGTCACAGGCTTTTGCCAATACTGGTGTACCTGCCACTTGGACACCTACCTTAAACAACGTAGCCAACGAGCAGGAAGTGCCTGTTCGTGGTCCTTTGATTGATGGTTTTTTCCTTGGTGCTAACTTCTATCTTTGTAGTTACTGGGATACGGTTGTTTTGTCTCCTATTGCCTACCAAAACTCTACAGCGCCAGTATTTGGGGTTCGATTGTTTAACCAAGGTCGTGGTTTGATCCACAACAACTGCTGGTGCAATACAGACTCAGAAGAGAT